GTCGCCGACGGGGGCCATCTGCGGCTGGGCATCGTTGAGGTCGTACATGTCGTTCTCCTGGATTGAGGTTCTCGATCGGTGGCGCCGCCTATCGCGCGGCTGCGAACCCGGTTGCGTTGATCTTGGCGAGCAGCGCGCCAAGGTCGGGCGGCTCGGTCTCGTCGAGGCGGCCGCTTCGGTCCTTCGCCGGCAGCCCGAAAGGATTGCCGGCCCGGCAGACCAGCCGGCGTTCGCTCGCCTTCTCGTCGAGGACGTAGCCGCCCTCGGCGTCGCGCGAGAACAGGTGCAGCGCCATCACCTGATCGACGATGCCAGGCAGTTCGCGGCCGACCTTGGAGCCCTCCATCTGCGGCTGCCAGGTGGTGACGCCGAACTCGTCGGTGACCTTCTCGAGGACGCCGACAAAGATCACCGTCTTGCCCGGCGCATGCTGCAGATGCTTGAGGGCCTGGATGACTTCGCGGCCGAGCAGGCCGTAGGCGCCCCGGATGTCGGGCTTCCCGGTGCGCTCCGAGAACGCTTCCGGCTGCTGCCGGGCGTAGACCATCGACTGACGCGTGAGGTCGGTGATGCTGTCGACAAACACCACCGACTTGGTGGCGAGGAACTCCTCGACCCCGCTGCCGGCGTAGACGCTCCTCGTGTGCTGGTGGTGCTGCGCGCTGTACCAGGCATTGGGATCCGCAGCGGGGTCCGGCCCGCCGATCAGCACCGCGAGGTCGCGGAAGTCGACGAAGCTCCGCACTGGGATGCTGGCGCCGCGCCAGTCCTGTACCGACTTCATTCCGGCCTCGAGATCGAGGCAGACGGTCTGGTCGGCTGGCAGCGTCTTCAGGAGCGACGTCTTCCCCGCACCCGGTGGACCGAAGATGGCGATCGAGGTCTTGTTGTGGGCTGCCGACAGCCGTTCGTCGGCGGTGATGATGCGAACCGGCATTGGTTGGATCCTCGTGTGGATGTCGTCGTCGCTTGGTCTGGGGCGGCGGGGCGTTGACCGGGCGCCGAAGGAGAGCCTGCCCGTCGTCGCGGAACGGGCCGCCCCGCCGCTGTCTTCATGCCGCCGCGTCGAGCGGCACCGCCGCAGCCTCGTTCAGCACTGCCGCGGAACAGGCGGGCGCGCTCCTCGGCCGACGCCGGGCGATGGCGAGATAGCTGCAGCTGCCCGGGCCGAGCCGGCGCTGGACGAGATGGATGCCGCCCTCGCTCGCAAGCCGCATGGCGACAGCGCCGGTGCGCGCGAGGGCGCTTCGTTCCTCGTCGCTCATCGGCGGCCCCAGCGGGGTGCGGTCGATGGCGAGGAAACCGCGGTGATATTCGAGGACATCTCCGGGCCGGGCCTGGATCGCCCAGGCGCGAAGCTCGAACTCGCTGATCCGAGGGGAATCCGCCTCACTGACCGTCGGAAAGGGGATGGCGGTGTTCATCGCGCACCTGCCCCCACAGGGACGGCGCCAGTCGTGCGCCGCCGGGCCGCCTCGAACGCCTCGATGTCGGCGATGGGGTAGACGATCCGGCCGCCTATCTTGAGATACGCGGGACCATGATCATCGTGGCGCCAGCGCTCCAGCGTCCGGTGACTGAGGCCCCAACGTCGCGCCAGCAGCTTCTCGCTGAGATGTCCTGACTGTTCCATCGCCTTACTCGCATTCCCGTCTGTGATGCGAGGAGGGTCGCTCATCCCGGGGTGGGATGTCGTCGGGACAGGGGGGTGGGACGAGGGGTGGGATAGATGGGGACGAAGGGTGGGACAGAGGGGGACGGCTGTGGGACGCCGGGTCAAAGGCAGTTCATGCCGCCCTTCGGTCGACGCCGACGTCTCTGCGACTCGCCCCTCCGGGACCGGATTTGCGGAACAGGCGAATGCGTCGCCGCTCCGGCGACAGGAAGTCGGCGCTGAGCCGGTAGCGGCCCTTGCCGTCGGGGAGGACCAGCCGGCGCCAGGCGGGCTTCCGCTTGAACAGGTCGATCAATCGCATCGTCGTGGCTCCGGCGTCGTCCAGGAGTCGCTTGCCGTCCCGCCAGGGACTGTCGGTCTCGGCCGCTGCCTTCAGGAGACGCAGCACGGCCGCCTGCTTGGGGCCGAAGCTGTGCCACTCGCTGTCCACGCGCACCTGGGTGAAGTCGTCGCTGTGCCAGGCATCGCTCGGCGTCTGGTTGGTATCGGCGCCGCCGCCATGGAGGCGTTCGAAACGGTCGCGCTCCTTGCGGGTCACGATCAGATCGTCGCGACGAACGATCAAGGCAGGTACGTGGGAGGCTACTCGGAGGTAGCCGCCCGGCCGCCCCGTGCGAAAGCTGCGGACCTCGGCCCGACCGTCCCGGAAGATCTCGAGAAGACTGCCCCGGCACAGAGGCTGCGGACCGTTCAGGATCGGCATGTCCTCCAGGATTAGGTGGTGGTACGTGTGGTCGTCGCGTTCACAGATGCCGGCCTCCGCCTGCAGGTCGACGACGAACACGAACAGCTGCAATAGCTCGTCGAGGGCATAGTCCTCGACGTCGCTCAGCGGGATCTCCCAACGCTTCGCCACGTCCGAGATCCGGAACCAGCGCTTCTCCGGCAGCGGCATGTCTCAACCCTTGTGCTTTCACGTCAAATGGACAGCGCCGCCGGACAGACAGGAGCGCTAGCGCCAGAGGTCACCTATCAAGGCGTCCTACTGGACCAGGGCGTAGCGACGGAGGCGGTATTCGATGAACGTGGCGGAGACGCCGAAGCGCTCGCCGAGATCGATCAGCAGGGCCTCCATCCGATCGAAGTTCCTAGAGGCCGCGAGGACCGGCTCCTCCGCACCGACGTCGCGCACCGGCAGGCCCAAGGCGATTGCCCGCCGAACCAGCTCCCGGTTCAGGAGGGTACGCGGCGCCAGCAACGCCCCCATGAACTCGTTGGCACGGAACTCTCGCCAGTCGATGCCGGTCGCACCGCGTGCCGACTCGGTCAGGTGCCATTCGTCCGGTGTCACCATGGCAAAGGCAGGCCGACCGGCCTGGCGGAGCATCGATGGGCCGTCGAACACTGCATGGCCAAGCTCGTGGGCTAGCGTCGAGCGCTTGAGATAGTCCCGCTCGGCGATCACCGCCGCGTTCAGGCTGATCAGGACGACGCCAGGAAGGGCAGGGTCGACCTCCGTCACACCGAGCGCTTCACGCCCCTGTCCATCGTGGACGGTGCGGTCGAGGTCCCAATGGGTGGAAATGGCGACGCCGTTCACCACCATGTTCTGGGTTCCCCGGACGACACGGTCGAAGTCTAAGCAGGGTATGCGACGGCGCGGCAGCAGATGTTGGCGCACCTCATCGGCAATGCCCCAGATCTCGCGCGCCTTCATCGGTCGCGGTTCGCGCGTTCGATGGTCGTGGGGATAGGCGATCGCGAGAGTCATCGTCTCCTCCCGGCGCTCTGCTGCCGGTAGACGGCGATGACGTCCTCCGTCCGCGCGCGAAGATCCGGCGGCAATCGTCGCGCCGCGGCGAACAGGGTGTCGGCCGGCAGGCCCAGGGCGCGCGCCAGGGCCGACACCAGACGGTCGGGCGGCGGATTCTCGCGTTCGCGCTCTATCCGCGACAGGTAGGCGATGGACACGTCCACGCGCCGCGCCAGCTCGGTGAGCGTCATCTCGCGCCCCTCGCGTTCGCGACGAATGTATCTGCCAAAGGCCATAGCGCCTCTCCCCGAATCCCGCGTGTCGCCTTGCGCAAACACGTCAAACAACAATTCCGATGTTCACTTTATGTTCTCTCGTATCTGCTGTCGAATCGAATTTGGAGATGCGCACAGCACCGCAGGAATCCGCGCGGCCCCGATCGGCTTGCCGCGCACGATCAGGAGGCCGAATCCCTCGCTAGTTTGGTCTGCACACGGCCCCCGCAGTGCGATCGGAATCTCTATGAATGCCCTCCGTCCCGACCTGATGTCGCCTGCCGAGCGACTCGCCGAAATCGTTGAGATCCTGGCCGCCGGCGTGGTGCGGCTCCGGTTGCGACAGTCCAGTTCTTTATTGCCGCCACCCCGAGAAAGTTCGCTCGACTGTACCGGCGACCAGAGCGGTCATGCCAACTCCGAAACGGAGAAAGGCACATGACCGATACCGTACTTGCCCGCCTCGCCGCGCTGAAGACCACGCCTATGCCAGACCTGAAGAAGCAGTGGCGCGACCTCTTCGAGACCGAGCCGCCGCCTTACAATCGCACCTTCCTCGAGACCCGGCTCGCCTACCGCATCCAGGAACTGGCCTATGGCGGGCTCAAGCCACAGACTCGGGCCCGGCTGGCAGTGCTGGCGGAGCAGCTCGGTGACGGGAAGGCACAGCATCGGAAGCGTCGAGGCGACGACCGGCCGGTCGCCGGAACGCAGCTGATCCGCGAATGGCAGGGCGTCGAGCACGTCGTCACCGTCGTCGCGGACGGCTTCGAACATGAGGGCCGCCGGTACAGGTCGCTCTCGTCCGTCGCGCGCGCCATCACCGGGACCCAGTGGAACGGGCCGCTTTTCTTCGGCCTCAGGGCGGCACGGGGGCGGTCGTGAACGCCCCGGTGAGGAAGGCTGCCGCTGCCGCAGCCCCGGTCGTCCGGAAGCGCCGCTGCGCCGTCTACACCCGGAAGTCGAGCGAGGAGGGGTTGGACATGGAGTTCAATTCCCTCGATGCCCAGCGGGAAGCCTGCGAGTCCTTCGTCGCCAGCCAGAAGGCCGAAGGCTGGGTCGAACTCGCCGAGCGCTACGATGACGGGGGCTTCTCCGGCGGGAGCCTCGACCGTCCGGCTCTCAAGCGGCTCCTCGCCGACATCGAAACCGGAATGGTCGACGTCGTGGTCGTCTACAAGATCGATCGGCTCTCCCGCTCGCTCACGGACTTTGCGAGGCTGGTCGAGGTGTTCGACCGGAAGGGGGTGACGTTCGTCTCGGTCACCCAGTCCTTCAACACCACCACCTCAATGGGGCGGCTTACCCTCAACATCCTCCTGTCCTTTGCCCAGTTCGAGCGCGAGGTGATCGGCGAGCGCATCCGCGACAAGTTCGCCGCCTCCCGGCGGAAGGGGATGTGGATGGGCGGCAACGTCCCGTTCGGCTACCGGGTCGAGAATCGCAAGCTCCTCATCGAGGACTCCGAGGCTACCGTCGTCCGGTCGATCTTCGAGCGCTTCGTCAAGACCGGCTCGGCAACGGTGCTGGCGCGGGCCCTCCATGCCGAGGGTGTCGCCACGCGAAGCGGCAAACGCTTTGACAAGGCGGTCCTCTACAAGCTCCTGTCCAACCGGGTCTATGTCGGCGACGCGGTCCATAAGGGGACGGCATACCCCGGAGAGCATCAGCCGATCATCGACCGGACCCTTTGGGACAAGGTCCACGGCATCCTTGCCGAGAGCCCGAGGAAGCGGGCAGCGAACAATCGGCGGCAGACGCCGGCGCTGCTCAAGGGGCTGATCTTCGCTGAGAACGGGCGTGCGATGACACCGATGCATACCCGGAAGGGCGACAAGCTCTATCGCTACTACGTCACCACCAGTGTCAACACGATCGGACCGGAAACTTGTCCGGTCCAGCGGGTCCCAGCCGGCCAGATCGAGGCGGTGGTCATCGAGCAGCTTCGCGCAATCTTCCGCGCGCCGGAGATGGTTGTGAAGACGTTCCTCGCGGCACGAGGCCAGGAACCGACGATCACAGAGGCAGAAGTTCGAGATGCGCTGGTCGCGCTCGATCCCCTCTGGGATGAGCTCTTCCCGGCCGAGCAGGCACGCATCATCCAGCTACTGGTCGAGCGTGTCGACCTCACGTCGGACGCCGCCGCCATTCGCATACGCACCGCCGGCATCGAAGGACTCGTCAACAGCCTTCGGCCGAAAACCTGACCGAAACCGCCATGGGCCATACCTTGACACCTCAGCGCGACATCGACGTCAGCACCCACGGCCAGACGATGACCATCCGTGTACCACTTACGCTGCGCCGGATCGGTGGCCGGAAACGCGTCATCTCACCCCCCGGTGCTACCGCCTGGATGCCGCCGCGGCCCGAGATCAACTCGCCGCTCTTCCATGCCCTCGTGCGGGCGTTCCATTGGCAGTCGCTCCTCGATGGCGGGCACTACGCCTCGGTCAACGAACTCGCCAAGGCGCAGGGCAAGAACGCCTCCTACGTCGCCGCCGTTCTCAGGCTTACCCTGCTCGCACCGGACATCGTTGAGGCAATCGTGGACGGGCGGCAGCCTCCGACTCTTCAGCTGCAGCCGCTCATGCGAAACGGCGTCCCGGTCGCGTGGGAGGAGCAGCGCTGCGCGCACAACGTCCGCTCCTGACCCAAGGGGACACTGCTTCAATGACCAGCCACAGTGAGCCCGGACCCCGATGAGGAATTTCGCGCTGACTTCGTTAGGTCATGCGGCAACAGCCCTGTCTGGCTCAAATGTTGTCAGCGCCCAGGGAGCCGTTGTAAAGCCATCCGCGTTGCGTCCTAGCTCTACGGTGATGAGACGATCGCCGTTGAAAGTGGGGCTGAGCTCAAGGCTCAGATAGTCGAAGAGCTGCCGATCGTGAACTGCGATGATGACTTGTCGCCCATGTTGCTTCAGCGTGCGGAGCAGGGCCGCGAATTGTGCTATGTGGACGTCGTCCATGCTCTGAACGGGGTCGTCGATCACTAGCCAGGGCAATTTCGGGCGCACCGAAAGATGCAGGGACAGGAACAGGGTCAACGCTGCGGTATTTAGGTTGCCCGCGCTCAGCATCGCGCGAGGATTGCCTCCCTTTCCGCCGGATCGGTAGTGCGTCTCCAAAACGGCCTCCACCGGTTTTCCGGCAACCTCAGGGAGGGAAAAAGCAGGAACGAAGTTCTCGTCGGGAGCGAGTCGAATGAAGAGTTGGCGCCATACGGCATTCAACTCCTCATTGAAGATATCTCGGACATGGTTTCCGCGCACGGTCTGCGCGCGCGTAAGCAAGTCCTTGGCGACCGCTATCCGCCTGTCAGCCTCTTGGCGGTGGGTTGACGATCTGACTTGCTTTTCCTTCAGGACGTCGAGCTCCATTGCAGCATCCTCGAGTGACTGCTGGGCCGCCTCAAACGTCCGCAGGGTCGTGAGTGCTTGTTCTAAATTGGCCTTCGCAGCGCTTTCGTTAGCCTCCTGGCGATCGAGCACCGACGACATAGACTGGATGACTGCCCTAAGCGGCGCGTCGGCTGGCTGAGGTTTGATCCCAAGCTGTGCTGCGTGGGCATCGAGTTCCTCGCGCAGGCCAGTGATCGATGTCGTCTGGTTGTTCAGGGAGGCAAGGGCCTGTGACGACTGGGTGGCGTCGCGGATCAGGCGCGAACCGACAGCAGCCTCCATCTCCAGTTCCTGCAGGCTGTTGAACCATTCGTCCCGCTGTGCGAGCTCAAAGACCACGCTTTCCCGCTCGCTCAGTGAGAGCACCGTGCCCTGAAGTTCAGCCAGCTTCCGTCGAGCATCCGTCAAAGCAGCGAGCGTGTTCGAGCGATCGCTTACGAGCGCCTCGACGCGTCCAGCCGCTGTGACCAGGCGACCGATCTCCTCCGAAACATGGGCAGCGAGCGGCCCGTCGCCGAGCTCGCCATAGTCACGGCCGCAGACGGGGCAATGATCGTCGCTCATGTGATTGGAGATCGCGCTCAGCGCCTCGGCAAGCTCACGGTTGGCGCCACCTTCGGCCGCCAGTTCCCGCTCGATGGCATTGACCCGACCCTCGCCCTGGTTCACGGACGTCGTGATCTCTCCGAGCCTCTTTGTTGCTGCGTCATCCGCGTCGACTGTTCGACGAAGTCTGGTTCTCGCACCTTGCACCGCTCGTGTTGCGGCAGTGTGTGCTGCTCTCGGATCCGACGATGACGCCGGAATCTCAGGGAACGCTTCCTGGATGACGGTCAGAAGTGATTCCAGGCGAGCGCCTGACCCAGCCTGCCAGCGCTCGAGCGCCTTCCGAGCTGCGGCACTCGCTTCTTCCGCGGCAGCACGGGCGCTGCCGGCCTCCGTGCTTGCCACTGCCGCAACCTGCGCCGCAGCGGCATTGAGGTCGCGTCTAATCCTGGCAAGCCGGCCAAGCTTCTCCTCGTGCTCGCCGGCGCGCCGTCCGAGCTCCGGGCGCAATCGGTCGGGAATGATGGCCTGATCAGGTTTGAGTATTGATTTGGAGAGCTCCCGCAAATTGACCTCAATTTGGTCGCGCTCGCGCCCTGCCGTCTGGACCCGAGCCGACGCTGTGGTGACGGCCTGATCCAGTTCGGGCGCGTCGGAGCGCGCAGTCCAGAAAAGTGGGGAAGGCTCCCGGAACCTTCTGACATCGCCGGAAAGGTACAATCCGTCGATCAAGGCATCCAAAGCGTCCAGGCCCAGCATTTCCTTAACGAACCGCGTTAGCGGGGAATCGGTGTTGCGGGTATCCTGATGTTCGTAGATCTCGAGCAGGCGACCCAGAGTGGCCTGCGCGAGATAGCAGCGCTCGGTGTAGAATCGGGCCTGCTCCTCGGAGAGCTTGCCCTCTCCTTGGATGGTGGACCCGGTGGCGGTGAGCTTGCCCCCCGACCCCACGTACAATTTCTCGTCCGCTTGGATCGCAACATGCGCGCTCGAGTCCGGGGACAGCTTGTGCGGAAGATAGGTCATATAGTTGGGGTCGAAGCGCGCAAGTGACGCAACCGCTCCGGTCAGCCCGAGTTCGATGGCCGACAGAAGACTCGTCTTCCCGGTTCCGTTCGGGCCATGGATAAGTACGGTGGGTGCATCGAGTGAGATGCTGATGTCGCCGCGTATGCTGCGGAAATTGCGGACGGTCAATGACGTGATCCGGCCGCTCAT